GAATTGTGTGGTTAGCGCAACCAACACAATGCGCACTATCGAGGTTGATTCGGTGAGCATGTGCAATAGGTAAAACCTGTAGCTTTACAGGATGTTTGCCTATGCGCAAATTCTCGGATTTCATCGGAAAGCATGTAGAGGTTATAGCGATAAGATATAAATAAAATTCCAACAAAACCAACAAAAAAACAGAGGAGTAAAGTATGAGTAAAGAATATGCTTTTGAGGGAAAGGTCATCAGGCTTACCAAAAAAGATTACGATTCGTGGCAAAAAACTTTCAAGAACATACCTAACTTAGATGCAGTATTGATGTCTAGGGATGTATGGCTTTCACAGGAAGCAGACGACAAGGCAAGATCAAGATGGTTCATGTCAACAGTAAATTATTTAGTTAGTGTTGATGCTAAGTTTGCCAAAGATAACAAAACAGACGAGAACGGAAGAAAAGTAGATTCTTCCGGCAAAGCGATATTTAAGAGGATGCCATGAATACAACAGCAGAAATTACTAAACCCATTTACCAAAAACTAGAAGAACAGGGAATAACTTTAAGAAACTACGATGAAGGACAGCACAAAACAACATGTCCACAATGTTCGCCCAACAGAAAAAATAGTCGTGATCCATGCTTGAGCGTAAATATAGACACGCAAGGCGCAAGATGGAGATGCCATCATTGTCAATGGGAAGGAAATGTATGGAAGGAAAGTTTGCAACGCCCACCCACAATTAGAAAAACTGCGCCCAAAAAACCGGCACAAATACCTAACACGAAAAGCTTGAAAGGCACGTGGGGAGAAATATTTTTTGATGAGCGTGGAATAGGCATGGATGTAGCACAGAGATATGGTGTAGGGATAGCATCGCATTATGTAGGCGGTAAGAGACAGGACTGCATAGCCTTTGTTTACAAGGATGAACAAGGAGTACCATGCAACATTAAGTTCAGGAGTGCAGACAAAAATTACGCACAACTTCCTGATTGCGAGAGAGTTCCATATCTTACAGACTGTTTAAACGATGAAGGAGAGGCGTTATTGATCTGCGAGGGTGAAATGGATGCGTTGACTTGGAAGATTTGCGATGGGATCACGGAGAATGTTATTTCAGTTCCTGATGGCGCAAGTGATAGGAAGATGGAGTGGCTTTCCACATTTGATATAGAAAAATACAAGAAGATATATCTTGCCTTAGATTCCGATGAAGCCGGAATACAGTGCAGAGAAGAAATTGCACGTAGGGTTGGCAGAGAAAGATGTTTTATTATTGTTTATCCGGACGAGTTCAAGGATGCAAACGAAGTTTGGATGCATTCTAAAGATGCATTGAAACAATGTTATGAAAGCGCAGAGCCATATCCAATTAAATCCTTATACACAGCGAATGCTTTTATGGAAGAAGGATTGCAGTTGTTCAGAGGTGGTTTGAGGACAGGTCTTACCACAGGAATTGAAGGCATGGATGAAATATTTAAAGTGCGCCCTAGTGAGGTGACAATCGTATCAGGTGTGCCGAATTGCGGAAAGTCAGAATTCATTGATGCTATAGCAGTCAATATGGCGAAAGAACACGATTACAAGTTTGCCATGTGTAGCTTTGAGAATCCTGTTTCAGACCATTTAAACAAGCTGTCAGAGAAATACGTTGGGAAACCGGCAAGGAAGGACACTTGGGTTAAACAGATGGAAGAAGAAGAATTGCTTGATGCTTATGATTGGATTGCTCAACACTTTTTCTTTGTGAGAGCAGAGGATGAATCGCCTACGATTGACTGGTGCATACAGGCATTGATCTCAAGCGTACTACGTTATGGAGTCAATGCGGTCATACTTGATCCGTATAATGAATTTGATCATCAAAGACCTAGTGGAATGACTGAGACCGAATATGTCTCACAGATGATGAGCAAACTAAAACGCTTCGCACAAACTTACTCCGTACATATTTTCTTTGTCGCACATCCGGCAAAGATGAGAAGATCGCATGATGGAACATTCCCAATGGTTGAGCCTTATGACATTGCCGGTAGTGCAAACTTTGCAAACAAGGCAGATGTGATATTGATTGTTGAAAGAGACTTCACGAAAGGAAGCAAGGAAGTGCGCATACACACGAAGAAGATGCGGTTTAAACAGTCAGGACAGATTGGATCGGTTGAACTTGAGTACGATTACATTAGTGGTAGATACAACAAGTCATGGGGATATCCATCCGCAGATGATGCGGATGGATGGCTACCGGATTAGATCATCGTTTCTTAGCTTTCTTGGTTGGCTTCTTGCCACCAACCCATGCTTCATTGATGTCAGGAGTAGACTTATCGTCAGCTTTGTACCTACCTGATTCCGTTCTAGCACGTTTGGCTTCCACAGGTTTTGCTTTTGGTTTCAGTCTTACTTCTTTTTTGACCGGACTACTATCATGCTTTTCTTTTTCAACCTTGACTGCGCTCGATTTTGTTTCATCCAAAACGAACAGCCAGTTGTAAAAACGTGTTAGCTGTTTGAACTTCATGTTTTTAAAGTGTTTAAACATTGTTATACCTCTATTTATTTGGGGGGTTTGATTTCTTGTTTCTCCAGTAAAGTTTTATTTACTAAATAATCCAAGCGTTTTTCTTCTTGCTCTATTTTCAAGCGAAGAAGTTTATACACGTATTGGCGTGATACGCCAACAAGTTGTGCAATCTGATTACCATTTAGCCCTTCTTCATTTAGGGCTAAAATTTTTATTGTTCTGCTTTTTGATTCGTGGCTGTTAGGTTCTTTGCAATACTTATCGTATTGTTCCGGATTGAGACTGTTATACAGTTGATAACGTACTGTTGATATGGGTATATCAATTTTGTTTGAAATCTGTTTAAGGGTTGCACCACCCTTTCTTAATGAAAGGGCAGTATCCAACCAGTATGGCTTTTGATTACGTCTAGGCATCTGTGTACCAGTTCTTATCTTTAAAATGTTCTATCCTTTCCTCTACATGCTCTGTCAGCGTTTGTGTTTCTAAATCATCAACAAAGTCATCAGGCATGGGGATGATACATTCTTCTTCTTCTCTTGTATTTAGATACAAGGCAATGTCTCTGCCACGTATTTTCCCTGTGTGCAGTACAGGCATACCCCTGTAATCTTCGCCCACCATGTGTTCCGGAAACCAAAACCTAGTGGCAAACCATTCTGCTAAATCTTTGTTAAGCGTCCATGAAATGTTTAAACCATCTTCCTCATGTCCACCACGATAAACAGTCACTTCATCTTCAGTCCAAATCTTCAATAACTTTTTTGCATCTTTAACATCGTGGTACTTAACAGCGTTAAGCATTGCCCTCTTATCCCAATGCTCAAACATAAAATATTCTAGGTATTGTTTGTACTCGCTTATATTCAATGCATGTTGATACACATCAATGAACAAAGACCAAGCCAAATCCCAATCTTCTTCTTTTTGTGGTATCGCTTCACCATCATCTATTGCAAACACTTTGTTAAGGAATAAATTAAGACTCTCATGCTTATCCCATAAGACGTGATCGTGTTTGTTTGTAAATTCCATGTATCTTTTTTCAAATTCTATATAGTCCATGTTGTCCTCGTTTTATTTTGTTGAAACTGAATATTAACATGAAGTTGTCATGTTAATCAATGGTTGACATAAGATAATGCCCGTAAGCGTTTAAACACCTACGGGCATCGGGGGATCACAGAGAACACTCTATTGGTTCTCCGCTATCTACAGAGCGTTGTAAGAATTTAATCAAAGATTTTTTGCGATCTTCAAAATACTCAACACCTATTTCTTGTTGATCTGATCTTAGATCAATTTCACTATCCTCAACCATTTCGATTAATTCCTGTGCTTTCTCAGGCGAAAGGTTGCCATCATCCAACATGGGAATCACATCAGTCCACCAAGACAAGTCTAATGCCCATAGAACGCTGTACGGATTATATGAATCACGAAAGTAGCATGACTCCGGATACAATTCATTGTATAAACCATTAACTTTCTCAGTTGCAAGTTCGTATTCCCTAGAGTCTTTATCCTCTATTGCATCACGCTTATCAATCGCATCTTCAAACAGAGGTTGAAGCTTATTGTGTAGCGGTTGTATTTCGTTTGTTATGTATAGGTCAGCACCCATAATTTACTCCTTTTGTTTTGTTGTTATAGTTTTGGGGATTCGTGAAGCGTTTAAACATCTTCAAACCTTACCGGAATCCCCTCTTTATTTGCCAATCGCTTAGCAAAACTGGTCAGCATCTGCATAACTGCATTGTGTGCAAATGCATTAGGCAACTCGACAAACGATACAACGTTGTCGCCACCTGTGTCTCTATCCATAGCACGAATGTTTATCGTGCCATCTTCCTCAAACCTTACATCTAAGGTCATGTTGGCTGTGTCTTTTTCGCTCAGTTCATACATATATTTTTCCTTGTAATTAATTACTTATTTCACTATCGCTAATAAGTAATTATTTAGCTTTTTCCAAGTATCCAAACCATGTTTCTTTCGCACCAATATATCTTTTTGTGCAAGAGCCACATAAAAAAGCCGGTTCAACCCACCAATAAGATTGAGGTTTACCGCTATCTTTTTTTCGTTTAAAGCTTTCATCACAGTAAATACATTTACTCATTACTCACCATCCTTTATTTTCTTCATACTTCTTAGTGTTTTTTATAAACCTTGAATTATTAGAATCAAATTCTCCATTAATAATTCTTTTGTGCGCTTTATGAT